TTGACAATCGTGATGGAATTACAAGTTTGAAGTTTCAAACGTATGTACATTTTGGCGTTATTGATTATGCAAGTGATATGGATTCTTATCTAAGGGCGGTTGATGAAAAGAATTCAAACTCAATTAACCGGATTGATGAATTACTAAAACAGCCGGGTGGTGCTGAAATGTTATTGAAATACAATGGACTTGATACAATTTATACTAACAGACTTGCAAAGATGCAAAGATCAGATATACAATTACCTTTTTAAACTATTTATTATGAAAAAACACAAATTTAATATACTTCCTGAGATAAAGGAAGATGATTATAAGAGATTAGAAAGCGATATTTTGTTAAACGGATATGATGTACGATTTCCAATTTATTTATATGAAGGAGACATTATAGATGGATGGGGACGATACAAAATATGTCAAAAGCATAAAATTGTACCAGTATATGAAAACTTTGAAGGTACTCTACTCGAAGCTATCCAATTTATCTTGCGTACTAATAAACGACGCAACCTTACAAGTTCTCAATGGGCAGCTATAGCAAACGAAGCTACTGACATTATCAACGAACTCGAACGTCAGGCGAAGGAGCGAATGTTATCAAACCTGAAACAAGGGAATAAAAAGCCCGTGGGGACAAAAATACCCCCACCGAGTAAAGGTAAAGTCCCTGAAAAGCTGGCTGAAATATTTCCCACAAATCCAACGTACATTAAACAAGCCAAACGCATCAAGCAGGAACAACCGGAGGAGTTTGAGAAGGTAAAATCAGGAGAGAAATCTATTTCACAAGTAATAAAAGAAACCCGACCTCAACCTTTAAAAGATGATTCAAATCCATTCTTTTATCAAACATCAAAGTTGCTTGGGCAAGCATTTGACCATCTTGAGAGGATACTGCAAAAAGAATTCGTTCCCAAAACTGCAAAAGATTTTACTCATATTGATTCTATAAATCACGAATTATACAGATTGGTCCGTCTTGCAGGACAAGCTGGTGTTGACATCAAAACAGTTTGGGAAAGGATGGCTGGCCGTCACGGAGAAGTAATACAAATACCGGAACATCTGAAACGTCCNTCAAATTTAGAGGTTTAATATAAACATTTAAAAAAATGAAAGAGAAAAGATTTAAAACAAAAGTGAAAGCGACTGACAGTTCGCAAATAACCGATCAAACAATCGGTGAGATAATAGAAGCAAAAATTGAGTTTGTAGTTGAAAAAACTCGAAACGAGGCACCTTATATTAATTGGTTGTCTAAGTATTCATTGGTTTGGGGAGGTAAACTGTTTGCATCATTAGAATATGACAATCCATTAAGAGTAGGGTTTGTGAGCAGTTATGATTACAAAAATCGTAGGTATAAACTTTCTCATCTTCCAGGAAGGATGCCTACTGAATCTGAACAAGAAAGGATGGAAAAACTTTATGGGGTAGCTTTGCCTTGGCCTCCAAGAGGTCTATCTGATATAATTCAAAATGCTTTTCGTAAAGTAGAAGATCGTCTTATTGAAAACGATGATATAGTTATTATTGCCCCCTGCAGAGGATACATAGATAGGAATGGCTTATTAGTTGATCCAGCTTGGAACAAAACTGAAGAATGGACAGCAAATATGGTATCTGGATATCTACTGTATCGAACAGATTCAGAAGGGATTTCAGTTGTCCAAAACTACTTACTGAATGAAGCAAATCCTATACTACAAAGGCAAGTTGAAAGGACAAAAGCAACTGCACCCAGATTGAGGGAGAGTAGAATAATTGCTGCTAATTCTGCTGCAATCAAAAGTGATAGAAGATTGCAACGAATAAAATCACTTGAGGTATTACAAACCAAAGAGAATATTGAAGATTGGACTAATTTACTTGCTTTGAAAGCGAGTGAGGAAGAAGCAGATAACGAAGAATAAATTAATTGAGGGACGTTTTTATTATGTTATTAAATCCAAAATCAGAAGAAGCTTATAATTTATTCCACGAAGGAATACTAGCACTTTCTCATGCAGAGGAAGCCGGTATCCGTGTTGATATGGACTATGTAAACAGGCAGTGTAAAATCCTTGACCGGAAAATGAAAGACCTCGAAGCAGAATTCAAAGAAAGCCGGTTATTCAAACACTGGGAACACGTATCCAAAGGAAAGGTAAATATCAATAGTGATGCTCAACTAAGGCATTTTCTATATGATATAAAGAAACTAACACCTGCAAAACTAACTGAATCAGGTCTTGGTTCTACCGATGAAGAATCCCTCGTTGCACTCGATGTACCTGAACTTCTGAAGCTGATTGATATTAAGAAGCTCAAGAAAACACGGGATTACCTCGAAGGTTATGCAAGAGAACAGGTTGATGGTTACATTCATCCTAACTTCAACCTGCATCTTGTAAAGACTTACAGGTCAAGTAGTTCAAATCCAAACCTGCAAAACGTACCCAAAAGGGATGATGATCAAATGAAAACATGTCGTGGAGCATTATATCCACGTCCAGGGCATCAGTTTGTTGAGATTGACTTTAAGTCTATTGAGGTGTCTATTAGTTGTGCTTATCATAAGGATTCCACTATGATTCGGTACATGAAGAACAAAGATTCCGATATGCACGCTGATATGGCAAAACAAATTTTCATAATTGATAAAATTGATAAATCCAATCCAACGCATGCCATACTTCGTCAAAGTGCAAAGAATGGATTTGTGTTCCCTGAATTCTATGGTGATTACTATGTTGATTGTGCAAAGATTATTTGTGGATGGGCTAAACTCCCAATAGGTAAATGGACTACCGGCATGGGTATTGAGCTTGATACAAGTGCATTTACAATATCAGATCATCTTATTGCAAAGGGGATTAATTCTTACAAGAAGTTTGAAAGTCACATAGAAGAAGTTGAAGATGATTTTTGGAGTAGCCGGTTTGGAGAGTATGCCGATTGGAGAAAACGATGGTGGACAGTATATCAGAAATATGGGTACATTGATTTACTAACCGGCTTTCGTTGTAGTGGTGTAATGGATATGAAGAACTGTGTAAATTACCCAATTCAGGGAACCAGTTTCCATTGCTTATTATGGTCATTTATACAAACAGATAAATGGTTACGGGAGAACAAAATGAGATCAAGACTTATTGGACAAGTACATGACTCAATGATTTTGGATATACATCCAGACGAACGTGAAATGGTAATTGCAAAAATAAAAGATATTACCTGTGTAGAACTGCCTCAACACTGGCAATGGATCAATGTTCCACTTGAAGTAGATACAGATATTTATCCGGTTGACGGATCATGGGCTGAAAAGAATTAAGATGAATAAGAACTTACAATTAAAGGTAAATAAAGCAATTGCCACTATTCAAAAGGCAGAATCTATAGCCTTAAAATATCAAGACTATGGGTTTCACTTAGCTTTTAGTGGAGGCAAGGACAGTCAAGTTATTTATGAATTATGCAAAATGGCAGGAGTTAAATTTCGTCCGGTAATGAACGTAACAACATTAGATTATCCTGAATTGATGAAATTCGTAAGACACAATTATCCTGACACACATTTTAGTCACCCGGTTATGAATTTTTATCAACTTATAGTTCATAAGGGCATGTTACCAATAAGACAAGTAAGATTTTGTTGTCAGTATTTAAAAGAACAAGGTGGGTATAATACGGTTACATTACTTGGAATAAGAAAGCAAGAAAGTATCCAAAGATCAAATCGTAATGAACTTGAAGTAACACATAATAAGTATTCCAATACATTGGATCAATTTAATATTGATAGAGAAAAACAAATGATATGTGTTGGAGGTAAAGACAAGATTTTATTATCACCAATAATTGATTGGACTACTTCTGATGTTTGGAAATTTATTAGGGGGCATAACCTTGAATACTGCGAGTTATATGATCATGGATATAGTAGAATAGGTTGTATGTTCTGTCCTATGGCTTCAGTTAAAACAAAGATAAAGAACAGAAAAAGGTATCCTGGAGTAGAAAAAGCAATAAAAAAATCAATTAAGAAATTGTGTGAATTGGGTAAATACGATAATTTCAATTACAATGTTGATGAGATATTCAATTGGTGGGTATCGAATGATAGCATCGAAACATATAAAATAAAAAGAGAATTAAGAATTAAATTATGAGTTTATACAACAAATACCGTCCAAAAAGTTTATCTGAAGTTAAAGGCAATTCAGATTTAGTGGCAACACTCGATAAGATGTTATCAGGTAAAGAAATACCTCATGCATTCCTGTTACATGGAGAAACCGGTACAGGCAAGACAACCATTGCCCGTATCATTGCAGATCGTCTTGGTTGTGTAGGAAAGGACTTAACTGAAGTTGACAGTGGTCAATTCAGGGGGATTGATACTATCCGTGAAATTCGCAGTAACAGTAATTATCAACCACTTGAAGGTAAGTGTCGTGTGTGGATACTTGATGAATGCCATAGAAATACATCTGATGCACAAGCCGGACTACTTAAAATACTTGAAGATTCTCCAAAGAATGCATATTTTATTTTATGTACTACTGATCCTCAGAAATTATTACCGGCTATACGTGGACGTTGCATTCAGCTTCAAACAACTCCTCTTGATGAACGTCAAATGTATGCATTATTACTTGGAATTGTAAAGGCAGAAGGAGATTCACTCAAATCCGATATTATCAATCAAATTATTCAAGATAGTATGGGGCTTCCACGTAATGCAATCAATATTCTCGAACAGGTGTTATCTGCATCTGAGGATCGCAGACTTATAGTGGCACAAAAAACCGCTGAGAAACAAAGCCAAGTAATTGAATTGTGTCGTTCACTAATCAAACAAGAAAGTTGGAATAGAGTAAATAAAATACTTACCGGACTTAAAGATCAGGACCCTGAAAATATACGCAGGGCTGTTCTTGGATATTGTCAGGCTATCTTATTAAAAGATAAAAATGATATAGCAGGACTTGTAATGGAAAATTTCATTGATCCATTTTACAATTCAGGATTTCCGGGACTTGTTTTTGCATGTTACAAAACAATAAATTTATAATATTATGACTATTCAAGATTTAAGGATTCAATTTCACAGAGAAACAGGGCATTATGCTCCTATTGATAATTATGATTACCATACCAACACTTCTATAAGTGAAAAAGACTATATTAAATGGCTTGAAGAAAAACTTGTTGATGATGAAAATTATATAAATTCTATGGACAAATCAATTGATCAATTTTTAAACATGAGAAAATGAATTACGAAGCAGACATTAAAATCGAAGAGGGTTGTCTTGACATTGAATGGCTTGAACAACCAGAAAAAATGTTGAGATATGGACACCATGCCTCTAAAATGAAGAGTAACTTAGACAAAGCTAAAGAATCACTTGACTTTGTAAAAGCAGAACTTGATAGTGAGATTCGCAGTAATCCTGAAGAATTTGGATTGGAAAAGGTAACTGATAAAGCTATTGAAGCCACTATTCCACTTCAGGAAAGGTATAAAAAGGCAAGTGAACTTTACCTCAATGCAAAATTTGAGAGTGATGTTGCATTCGCAGCTGTTAAAGCATTTGAACAACGTAAGGATGCTCTTGAAAATCTTGTACGATTACATGGTCAGCAATATTTTGCAGGACCTAAAATCCCACGTGATCTTCCATCAGAAATGGAAAAACGTACAAACAAAAATAAAGAAGTCAATAAAAGAATTGGCATAACAATAAGTAGAACCAAAAATAAATAATCAAATGAAAGAAAAGAAACCCAGTTTTGCTGACAAAATGAGAAGTCATATTACTCATAGAAAAGAACGTGAATCAAATAAATCCTATGGGTATTTAAACCTTCCAAAAGGACTTAAAACCTTATCAGTNAAAGAAGATACTCACAAAATTAAAGTTGATTTTCTTCTTTATCTTGTGACAGATAAACGTCACCCGGATTTAGTAGCATCAGAAGGAATTGCTGCGGTGGGAACTCCTTGGTGGTCACGTCCATTCTCTATACATCGTGAGGTGGGACCTGCTGGTAATGATAGTGTCACAGTTGTTTGTCCTACTTCAATAAGAAAGAAGTGCCCTATTTGTGAACATCGTGTAAAGAGAATTAAAGAAGGTGCTGACAAGGAAGAATATAAACATTTTTATCCCAAACAAAGACGGCTCTATGTTGTCAATGTCCTTGAAATAAAAAAGAAGGGAATGGAAGAATTTGAAGAATTTGAAGATGCCGGAGTTCCTTTGATATGGGATATGAGTACCAAATTATTTCAGGATGTGCTTGATGAAACACTTGAAGAATATCCTGAACATCTTGATTTTTGCAGCCTCGAAACAGGAAAGACAGCTGTGCTTACATTGAAATGGGAAAAGCTTGGAAAAACCACTTATCCTGAAGTTCGTCATATTGATTTTGAGGAGAGAGAGCCGTATGATGAAAAGATACTTGAAGATATTCCCAATTTGGATGATCTTTTGGTTGTGCGTTCTTATAAAGAAATTGAAAACTTGTTTTATGAATTAGATAATGAAAATGATACCATTTCTTCAGACAATGATCCAGATGATGATAGTGACGCTGATAGTGATGATGATCCCAAACCATCTTTACTTGGAAGAAAACGTAAAATTATCAAGCCGGATACAGAAGAGAAAGATGAAGAAAAGCCTCTCAAGAGATCACTTACCCGTAAAGATTCTCCACAATCTAAAAAACGCACTTTGAAAAGTGAAGATGATGAAGAACCTGTTAATCATAAGAAGGGATTAAAATCCCCTGCTAAATCGTCGGCTACCGAAAAATGTGAATACGGACATCGTTTTGGTATTGATGCAATGGAATTTGAAGAATGTGAAAATGATTGTCCGGTATGGAATGAATGTTTAAAAGAAAAAGAAAGGAATGAGCAATGGCATTATTAAAAGCAAGTAGTGGGAGACCAGGTTATAAATTGGTAGGGGCATCTCTCCCCCTACCAATGCATAATTATCTTACATTATATACACTTTCAATAGGAATGTCAAAAACAAAAGTTATTAAAAATCTTTTGGAGGATTGGATCAATATTCACAAAGAAAAAGAACCTGAAGAGGTATTAATAACTAAAGTAATCTTCAGAGCCAATGCTCAATGGAGGAAAGAAAAAGCCAGAAAAAGAAGTGGCAAATCATTCAGTCAGTTTATTATGGAATTGGAAGATGAACTAACACATAAAGGACTATCTGAAGTGTATGTAAAAGCTATAATTGAAGGAGTACGTAGATGAAAAGAGGAGACTCATTAAGTAAGCAATTAAAAAGTAGGGTATCTGAGAAACCAAAATCAGATAATGATGTGTATGAAGGGAATTTCAAAACAATTGTATCTACAGGATCTACCTTACTCGATTTGATTATTTCAGGCAGAAGAGTACGTGGGGGAGGAATCCCAACCGGTATTTTTGTAGAAATATATGGCCCTGAAAGTAGTGGGAAAACAGCACTCCTTTGTGAGATAGGCGGGAATGTGCAAAAAATAAATGGCACAGTACGATACTTGGATCCTGAAGGGCGTATTGATAATCAATATGCTCAAATGTTTGGTATCAGTTTGGATGAAAGCAATTGTTCTCAACCTGATACAGTAACGGAAGTATTTCAGTTAATACGTGATTGGAAACCCGAAGGTGAAGGACCACATTGTATATTAACGGATT